TTCGAAAGTCAAACCACTTCTTACATGTATCCGACCCATTTTGATTGTGCTGTAGCAGGATATCAAGTATCTGGCCAAACGTTTCAATTGTTAAAAAATGACGATTATATTGGCTTAGAGAGGATAAATAAGGAAAAAATAGCCATAAAATTCGAATGTAAAGAGCTTACAAACACATAGTGTTGCATTCTTGTCACATTTTGTTATATAATGATACATGAAGCAGTATCGCGTCCAAGCAAAATATAAAAACATATATATTGATGAGATGCTTGAGGCTGATAACGATATGGCCGCTCTTGAGGATTTTGTAAAGAAGGTTGACTCAGGAGTTGTAACAGAGAAACCTGGTGCTGGATTTGAAGATCCCAACGTCTTGTTTCTAACCTTCGAGGAGGTAAACCGAGATGGCCCTACAAAAGTTAATATCGGAGAAACTTCAGTTGGAGTCCAAGTGGGCAACGCAAGCGTTAGCTCAGGGGAGAGTCACTCCTGATATGAAGTGGATTGATATCAAGATCAAAAATCTTAGAACAAAGATTAATGATCAAAGTGTTGAAGACGCACAAAAAGGTCTTTACGACATAGCTAGTTAACTAGCTAAAAAAAATCATTTTTTTTCCCAAGGTTAGTACGCTCTAAATAAAACTGAAAAGCATTCAGTGTCGCATCTAGAATAAAACCCCTGGTGAAGTGATCGCTCTACTATTCAATAAAATAAAAAATCGAAAATTTGCTCATGGTATAATAGTAAAATAAAAAAAATAAGGAGAGCAAAATGTTTGAATGGAAACACCCAAACTATTACAAAGAGTTAAAAAAGTTAAGAGAAGAAACTGAAAAAGAATTAGAGAAAGAGGAGGAGGAAGAAAAAGAAGAAGAATAAATTATTCTTTAGCTTCACCCCAAGATTTACCTAATGCAATATCTACTTTTGATGGTACTTTCAAAGTATCGATTGCGTTTTCCATTAAATCTTTTACAGCAATTATGTCAGACTCTTCATTTATTGAAAAACAAAGTTCATCATGAATTTGTAATAATGGTTTAAATCCTGCTTTGAAACAATTTATCATTGCTTGTTTTGTTTGGTCAGCAGCAGATCCTTGAATAAGTCTATTAAGAGCTTTGTAAGTAAAGGCCCTTCTAATGTTATTTCCATATATTGCCTTAGCCTCTTCATATTGCATTGCTTTATTCATTCCGAAGGTGGCAGGCTCCCACATGTCAAATCGGCATCTACGGCCTCCTATGGTCCTTATAAAGCCATATTTTGAGGCAGAGCTAGATACATCAGTAGCTAATTTCTTAACAAAAGGCACTCTTTCTCCATATTGTTTTAAAAGGCCTTCAGCTCTATCTTTTGAGATACCCAGTTCTTTGCCTAATTTTGCCTTACCCATTCCATAGAATAATCCAAGGTTGATTGTTTTGGCCTGTGATCTAGTTATTCCAGCCATATCTGCAACAATCTGGTGAAAATCTGCAGACTCGTTTTTATAAGCTTCTATAAANTCTGCTGCACCTTCAAATGTATTATCAACACTAGCAGCGTAATGAGCTACTAATCTTGGTTCTTGTTGTGAGTAATCAAAACTTCCCCATTGTTTACCCTCTTCTGGTAAAAACAAACTTCTAATTTTATTACCGTATTCTTTATTACGTGCAGGAATTTGTTGGAGATTTGGATTAGAATATGATAAACGTCCTGAAACTGTACCACCTTGGTCAGATCTTAATTGATTTATTTCAGAATGTATTCTGCCTTTGTGTGTATATCTTAAAATGGAGTCAATGAATGTTGAATGGAATTTATTTATTTCTCTTGCTTCTCTTATTAGTTGGGCTATCGGGTTATCACAATTTACTAACCAGTTTTGGGTAAAGCTAGGTTCTTCGGTTTTCGGTGTCCGTGGGTACTCAACGCCTATTCGGTCAAAAACTTGTGCAACACTTCTTGCTGCCCATATATCTACGTCAAGTGTGGTCTGAGATTTTATACTTGATAAAACCTCAGACTCTTTTTGTTTGAATTCTTTTTTTAGCAGATGTGCCTTATCTTCGTCAACTCTTATTCCTCTACGTCTAGTATCAATTAAAATAGGCAGCAGCTCCATCTCCATCTCCCAAACATCATGTAAAGACTGTTTAGATATCTCTGTTTTTAGGGTTTGCCACAAACGTAGGGTTAACCCTGCATCTTGCTCAGCATAGAAGCCTACGTAGCCCGCAGGCAGCTTCCAGAGGTCTGCTTTTGCATCTATACCCCACTCTTTAGCTTTTTCATTTAAAAACGTTTCATTTTTAATTTCGCCTAAAAAATCTTTTGCACAGGCATTTAAACTAAAACTAAATCTATTTTCATTTATTAGAGCTGCTGTAATCATAGTGTCTACAATTTTACCTCTAATCTCAAAACCATTTACTAATAACCAACCAACATCATAACTTGCATTATGAAATATTTTTGTAGCAGGAGTTTTTAAAACATCTTGCATCCATGCACAGGTAATAGATAAATCCATATTACCACCAGCATCATGTGCAATTGGAAAATACCATTGCTGTCCAAGAGCAGCAACGGCAAAGCCTACGATGTGTCCATCAAACGTAGCCCAACCTGGCCCTTTTGTTTTAATGTTTGGATCTTTTGTTTCAAGGTCGATTGCTATTTCAGATGCTTTCGATAAATCAGGATACTCTGCTGGAGCAATCCAATCACTGTCATTATATATAAAATTTAATTGATGTGTCATTATTTTGGTTTCCTTTTCATGTTAAAAGCAACTGATATTCTTTCTACATCTGATTTAAAAGGTGCAACCATATGAGATAATTTTGCAGGGAAAATAAATAAATCTCCTCTGTCAGGTAAAAAACTTGCTTCATTAATAAAATCTTGTACTTCAACACCAGTAAAGAATCTTAATTCACCAGGTCCACTATTTACACCTCCACTACCTTTAAAATTTTGATTTTCTTTTTTTATTTCGTCTGGCATAGATAAAAACAAAACTGCTGAGAAGTCACCTTCGTGAGAGTGCGGTGGATTAAATTCAGCTCGTTTCATAAAATTTACCCAGGAGCTTTGAATATAAAAATCTACAGTACCCGCATAGTATTCAGAAAAAACTTGTTTGTATATATTTAAATATTTTTCTAAAATTTTTTCTAATTTTGTATTATCAATTAAAAATTGATCATTTAAATGACCTGCTAATCTATGGTTTAAAGAATTTTGTCTTTCACATAATTTTCCAACTTCAAATAAATCTTGCTCCTCNACTTTTGTTTGTAGCAGCAATGGCCCCCAATAAAAAAATGAAGCTTTTGTCATTGTTTTTTCCTGCTTAAACCTTTGTCTTCAATTGTCATAATTTTTTTAAATGGAATACCCATTTCGAACAAAGCACAATCTGCACAATAATAAGTGTAATTGTGTATTATTACAGCTGTGACTACATTACAATTTTCACACATAATTAATTTATTTTTTTTGTTGGGCATTTAACATTTTATATAAAGTTGTATATGGGTTTATTTCTAAATCTTTTGCACATGAAGTTAGAATTACAATACTACACATAATAATAATTTTTTTCATATTAACCTTATATGAACTTTATTAAACATAATTGTATGTAAATCGAAAGCAATCGTAATTCTTTCTTTATCTGATTCATGCATATCTGTATAATGTGGTATATTATTTTGAAACAAAGTTATTTTTCCAACTTCATTTTTACTACTATATTTAAAAGGATCATTTATTTGGTTTATTGGATTTAAATAGTGAGTAGATGTACCATCACATTGCACACAAATATGGCCGCCCAAATAAGTTGTTGGTGTAATACCATGTATATGTGGTTTAATTTTTTCTCCTTTTCTCATGATATTTGTCCAACAATTAATATATAATTCGTTAGGCAACGGTTGTTTAAAATATTTTAAAACATCTTCATGAAAACTTAAAATTTCTTTTTTTATTTTTTTTATATTTTCATTATTCCAATTAAAAACATTATACTCACTAAATCTAGCTGTCGTGCTTTTTTTACCTAAACCAGTATATCCATCAGTAAATTTGTTGTTGTTGTCTTTTCTTACTGGTAATTTTAATATTTCATCTTCTTTATCTAAAATAAAATTTGCTAAATTTACAAAATCTATTTTATCTATATTTCTTTCAAATAAATAATAATCCCACTCAGGTGCAAAAAAAGTTTTTTTTGGCTCACTTTTAAAGTTTATCATTTTAAACATTTATTTTTTACTCTTCAACCTCTTGATTTCTAAATCACAATAATGTTTTATTTTTTCTAGATCTTCTACTTTATTTTTGAATAAGTATCTGCAAACATATTTTACTACGTTACCTTGAAAAAAAGATAATTTATTTCTTGATATAAATTCGTAGGGCTGTATGTCAAAAAATTTATAATGAGATCCTCCAATTTGTTTATCTTCTGGAAAAGCTTCTTCAAACATATCTTTATCTGTCATAGTCTTAACGTCCTTAAAATTTCTAATTTTTCTTCTGCTTGTGCAATTTTATCTACTAATTTATCTATTTCATCTAAGTGTTGTGGATGTTCTCCAATGCCAACAGGTTTTTCTAAATAAATTTTAATTGTAGCTTCTGATTCTGATATCTGTGCATGATATCTATCTTCTAACGCATCAAGTATTACTTTTCTAAACATAATTAGCCTCGTATTGTTTGTAATATTTTCCTAATGGAAAGTTGTATTGATGATATGTACCTAACAGATGTAATGTACTTTTAGATCTAGTAGCTCCTGTATACCAAACTCTAAGTTCTTTTACTTTATCCGTTAAATTTTTTTTCTCAAAATGTGAAGGAAAATTACATTTGCTGGCTAACACAACGTTATCAGCTTCACCACCTTTAACTTGATGTATTGTATCTATTATTATTTTTGGTGGTTGATTAAGATCTACACCTTCACTCATAAGTTTTTTAAAATATTGTTTGTCTTTATCTTTGAATTTTCTTTTAAACACTTGATTCCATATACCTCTTTCATCTCGCATACCACACCTTAGGTGTAATTCGTCAAAAGTAAAGACTTGATTTGGATGTGCAAAGCTCCATTTTTTACTGTCCGATGACCGGTATCCGTGGTCTATGTTTAATAAATATTCATACATGGTTACAGCTTCTTCTCTAGTAATACTCCCACCTTCACATATTTTTTCCCAATATTTTATCGCTGAAAATTGATTC